TTACACTGAAAAATCAAATGGTAGGGATTGGTGATACCAGCCCTTCATACGCTCTTGATGTCAATGATACTGGCAGATTTACTAGCGATCTTATAGTTGGCGGAAACCTAACAGTAGGTGATGGTGGCACAGAGGATCAGAAGGTTGTCTTTAATGGCAATGCCCAAGACTTTTATGTTGGTCTTGATGATTCTGCTGATGACCTGGTTATAGGACTGGGTTCAGCAGTAGGAACAACTCCTGCAATATCCATCAATGAAGATAGAGATGTAACGATATCGGATGGAGCAATTGATTTTGATGTTGCTTCACATGATGGTACAAATGGACTAAAACTTGGTGGTGCATTAGTTACATCTTCTGCTACTGAACTTAATCTGCTTGATGGCGTTTCGAGTCTTGGTACTGGCGATGCAAGTGGGCCGGGTTCAGCTACAGATAATGCTATCGCACGATTCGATGGTACTGGTGGTAAAACACTACAGAATAGTTCTACTACTATTTCTGACAATGGCGATATAGTTGTTGGCGGAACAACTCCGACTATAACAATTGGAGATGGTGGTGCAGAGGATGCTGCATTAATTTTCGACGGTAATGCTAAAGACTTCCATTTGGGCCTTGATGATAGTGCAGACAAACTGGTTATCGGGGTGGACTCTACCCTTGGAACGAATAGTATCTTAACTCTTACAGACGACACTGTAACGGTTGGTGACGGTGCTGCGGTAGATACTGCTATAGTATTTGATGGCAACGCCAAAGATTTTTATGTTGCCCTAGACGATTCTGCTGATAAGTTATTGATTGGTGAAGGATCGACCGTAGGAACTAATCCTATTCTAAGTATCACTGACGATACAGTTACGCTCGGAGATGGAGCGGCAGTTGATACGGCTATCGTATTTGATGGTAATGCTAAAGACTTTTATGTTGCTCTTGATGACTCAGCAGATAAACTCGTTATTGGTGAAGGTTCTACGGTAGGTACAAATTCTATCTTAACAATTACTGATGATACGGTAACTGTTGGCGATGGTGCTGCGGTTGATACTTATATAAACTTTGATGGCAATGCAGTTGACTATCGTATTGGCCTGGATGACGGTACTGACAAGTTAGAAATAGGCGCAGGAACAGCACACGGTACTACGGCTGCAATCACAATTGATTCCTCTGCTGATATGACGTTAGGCGGAAGTATTGCCTGCGCGGATGAAGTAATCAGCAGACCAAGATTTACAGACTATGCTGAAACTATCAATGCTATAGGCGCAACTGGTGGCGGCACTCAAGACATTGATATTACTGCTGGCAATGTCGTTTCAGCTACGGTAGACACAAGTACCAATACCTTCACGTTCAGCAACCCGTCTGCTACTGGAAAGGCTTGCTCATTCACCCTGTTTCTTACCAACGGTGGATCACAAACCGTGAACTGGCCGGGATCAGTTGACTGGGCTGGTGGAAGCGCACCTTCCCTGACATCTTCAGGTGTAGACGTTCTTACCTTCTCGACTCTGGATGCAGGAACTATATGGTACGGATTCGCCGCTGGCTTAGATATGGGTTGAGGATAAAATAATGGCAAAAGAAACTGCAACATACATTAGTCAATTAGTAGCAACTAATCCCGTTGCTTCTGATTCTGTATCAGTTGGCGACGATCATCTTAGGATGCTCAAAACTGTTCTGAAGACTCAATTTAGTGGTCTTTCAGGAACTACTGCTGTTACTGCTACAGAAGCAGAGATGAATTATCTTGATATTGCTACTTTAGGTACGTCAGCAGATTCAAAGGTGCTTACACAAGCGTCAGGCGTTGTTACAATTGCTGGGGATGTGGTAGTCAGTGGCACAACTCCTAAAGTAACAATAGGAGATGCTGGGGCTGAAGATACAATGCTTGCCTTTGATGGCAATGCTGTTGATTTCCATGTTAGTTTAGATGACACTGCTGATGACTTAGTAATTGGAACCGGAACAACCGCTGGTACTGCAACAGCCATATCTATTGATGGCGGTGGAACTCTTGCTACCACTTTTTATGGTGATGTAGTAATGGGTGGTACAACGCCTAAGTTGACCATTGGAGATGCTGGAGCAGAAGATGCTATGTTGGCTTTCGATGGTAATGCTCTTGACTTTCATATTGCATTAGATGATACAGCCGACGATTTAGTTATAGGAACCGGAACTACTGCGGGTACAGCTACTTTAATATCTGTCAACGGAGATGGTTCAGAAACGAAATTCAATCAGCCGAAAATTACGGTGGGTGACGGTACAGCCGAAGATACTTATATCATTCTAGACGGCAATGCAGTGGACTACCGAATCGGTCTTGATGACGGCACCGACAAATTAGAGATCGGGGCAGGGTCGGCCCACGGCACCACTGCCGCAATTACTATCGATAGTTCCGCTGACATGACATTAGGCGGCGGTATTGCCTGTGTAGACGAAGTTATTGGCAGACCGCGATTAAAAGATTACGCCGAGACTGTAAATGCTATTGGTGGAACAGGAGGCGGTACACAGGATATTGATGTAACGGCTGGTAATGTCGTAACGGCAACAGTTGATACCAGTACAAATACTTTCACCTTCTCAAATCCCTCTGCAACTGGTAAAGCCTGTTCATTCACATTGATTCTGACTAACGGCGGTTCACAGACTGTCAATTGGCCCAGTTCAGTAGATTGGGCTGACGGTTCAGCACCATCATTAACATCAAGTGGAGTAGATATTTTGACATTTACAACGGTAGACGCGGGAACCATTTGGTACGGCTTTGCTGCCGGGACGGACATGAAGTGAGGAAAATATTATGCCATTAGGAGCAAACAAAGCCGCCATCATGGGAGTGGCCGGAGTATCTACCGGCCCATCAGGATCAGGCGGAACAACAACTACTTATTCTAGTTATACGGTACACACATTTACTTCTACTGGAACTTTTACCGTATCCGGTGGAGATTTGTCAGTAGATTATTTAGTAATTGCCGGTGGTGCTGGTGGTGGAGGTGGCGCTGCTGGTAGTGGCGGCGGCGGTGGTGCTGGTGGCCTGAGGTCAGGATCATCATTCACTTTGGCAGACGCTACCGATTTCACAGTCACAGTTGGTGGTAAGGGTAGTGCTGGAGCGAGTAATGGTGCTGGTGGAGCAGGCAATGTTTCAAGTCTTAGCACTATAAGTGCAAGTGCTGGCGGTGCTGGAGGATATAACTCTCAAGCATTAGCCGGTACAGGTGGTAGTGGCGGTGGTGGTGGTGATGGAAATTCTCCGCAGGGTGGAGCAGCGGGTAACGCAGGTAGTTACTCACCTGTTGAGGGTTATGCCGGTGGAGATCAGGCTGGTACTAGTAACAACTGGGGTGCAGGTGGTGGTGGTGGCTCCGGTGCTGTTGGTACTGATGGAGGCACTAATGCCGGGGGTAATGGTGGTGCAGGTACAAGTAATAGTACTCAAACAGGTAGCGCGCAAACGTATGCTGGCGGTGGTGGCGGCGGTACTTGGAACGCCGGATCATCTGGTGGCTCTGGTGGTTCTGGCGGCGGTGGTGATGGAGGGAAAGGAACAAGTACTGGCGGTATTGGTGATAACGCAACGGGATATGGTTCTGGTGGCGGTGGTGGCGGACAAGATGCAGCTGGCGGTACGGGTAGTGATGGAATTGTAATAATCAGATATGCAACACCATAGGAGTTATTGATGGCACACTTTGCAGAAATACAGGACGGTATTGTTCAACGAGTAATCGTGTCAGAGCAAGACTTTATTAATACTGGAAAACTTGGTGAACCTTCTAATTGGATTGAAACTTCTCCAGATAATGAATTCCGTAAACAATATGCTGGGATTGGTTATACCTATGCTGTAGATAATAATATTTTTGTTAGACCACAACCTTTCCCATCATGGGCGTTGGATGAAAACAGTGACTGGCAACCGCCAGTGGCGCGACCTTCTGATGATCTTGTTTACCATTGGAACGAAACCACCCAATCTTGGGATTCTGGTTTGTAATGGCTTTAATCCCGATTGATCAAGTCGGGCAGATTGGGATTGTCAAGGATATAAATGCTTGGCAACTGCCCAATAACGTCTGGACGGATGGCAATAACATCAGAGCAGAGCATGGGGCTATACAGAAGACTCCAGGCTATAAAGAGGTTATGGCTTCCTGTCCTATCGCCCCCTATTATGTAACTAATTTAGTAGCTGGCACTACATCCTTTTGGATTGTGGGAGGGCTGACTAAAATATATGTACATAATGGTTCTGCGTGGACTAATATAACCAGGCAGAGTGGCGGCTCAGACGTAAATTATAACACTACAGCTAAAGAGAATTGGACATCTACTATACTTGGTGGTGTTCTTATTATGTCTAATGGCAAGGATGTTCCCCAGTTCTGGGCGTTGACGAATGGTATTCCAGTTATAACTACCAAGATGGCTGATCTTAGTAACTGGTC